TTATTTAAGTCTTTTACGTCAAGTAATCAATGAAGGTGAATTATCTGAAAAAATAATAACTATTATCGAACAATTTTTCTTTGACAATATTGATAAAATTCCAACCGATACAGTTCCATTAACTTCAATTGAATGGACGTCACATATATATTTAGAATATATGTTTCATATAGGTGCTCTAATAGATGGAATAAATGGATACTTGACAACGGTTCGCGTTCATCAAACGGATAATGTGGGTCAAATAGAATTGCGAGCGTCATATGAAACTGCTGTAGATGATAGTGATTTTATGGTGTGGATTCAGTTTGATTATCCGCACATCGAATCGCTTCACGATAATACACACCCGGCTCATTTTATAGATTTACCTATATATTATCGTAAATGGTTGGCAATACGTGATGAGCAATCTGATACAGAAACCGTTCAAAGCGATGATTTGGATGAAATGTTGTGTGATGCTGAAAATATCGAAATGGACAATTTATTCAAATCGTGGTTCGAATCACAAGAATACTACCATTCGCGTGAAATTTGGCAGCATCGTGTGCGTGTTTATCGGGATGAATGGCTATAGAAGGCTTTTAGCAAAAGCCTTACCCAAAACCTGTTGACGGTTGATAGTTGATGGTTGACTGTCAACTGTTTTGTCGCAACTTTTTCAAAAGTTGCTAATTATACATTCGTTTCCACGAATCACCATTATCTAGTGTGTTGAAACTAGTACTATTAGACCTATTACTAATAAATAATTTCATTCCACCTAAAATATCTTCTGCACACAATTCCCGTTTATTAAGCGTTTTACCAGATATGATATTTCGTGAGTGTGCTATTTTACATTTCGCGAACAATGTTTCCATATCACCACCATTGTATTTGAAATAGTCTTTATTCTTTTCTACAAACGCAGCATCAATTGCATCAGGTAAAATAGACCATCCACTATCTTTGACTTTTTTATGAAAGATAGCTACCAATTCATCCGGTTTATAGTTTTCCATTGTTAAATGGATATTGAATCGCCGTGCTAAACCATCATTTAAACTAAAGAAATTATTCTCCAAATCCTCTTTATATCCCGCAATCATTAGTATAAAATAATCGTCGGGATGATCTCGCATTTCAGTTAAACTCTGGTTTAATAAATCAACGCATTCTTTACTATATGAATCGCCAGTATCCTTCCCTTGACCGTTTCCAAGAGAATAGGCTTCATCTATAAATAATACACCACCGCGCACTTCATCTAATACATCGGTCGTTTTAAGTGCGGTTTGACCTAAAAATCCGGCGATCAAATCCGCACGACGAACCTTTTTAAAAATATCCTTTTTGACAATACCGATTTTTAAATAAATTTTAGCAATCTTTTGCGCGAATTCCGTTTTACCTGTTCCAGGCGCACCATATAAAACAGTATGTAATAAATCATCACCTTTATTTAATCCCAAACTCTGGTACAAAATCAAATGTGCAATTTGGTTTTTTAATTCGTGCTGACCAATCATATTATTTAACGCATGCATCTCCGGTAATACCCGATTTAGCATTTTCATATCAATATTATATTCAATTCCCACATCAATTGGAAATTCGTTTTTTGTTTTTTCCGCTAAATGAATAAGGTCCTCTAATGTTTCAATATCAGTGACAATTTTTACACGTTGTTTAACTTTATCCGGCATCGTTTGTGTTCCGGCAGATTTAACAGGTGTAGGCAGTTGTCGTTGGTGTTGTGCTGAATAGTAATCACAGTATACTGGATGCTGCTGAAGGGTATAATACCCACCCTTATATATGACTCTATTTGACATTTTCTTTTTTATATAAGATTATAATATTTTATTTGTCATCGAGAATATAACTTCATTTCATATAATATACTATGAAATTTGAAGTATTTATATGTGGGCTTTTTATTGTATCGGTCGTTTTTTGTTTTATACAATGTAGAAAAAAAGAATTATTTACAATGGGAACATATTCAAAATTTACACCATCAACTATACGCAAACCAAACGCGCTAACGTATATCGCCGTTGTGCGGCATGGAACACGCTATCCAACAAAAAAAATGTATAAAAAACTAGATACATCCATATCAAAAACAATACATAAACACGAAATAGGATTATTAACACCGGATGGGTTTTGGGAAATGGTTGATTATGGAAAACAATTGTGTACAGTATATCCATATATTTTCAGGCATCCGGAGAGATACGAAATATTCTCTACCGAGATGGAACGCGCATTACAAAGTGCGCAAGCGTGTTTGAATGGTATTAATGACGCGCACCCGGATGGAAATATAACCGAATCTAAAAAAATAATACGCGGTGTTCAAATTAATGCGTTTTTAAAAGTCAAGGATTTTTTCATAAAAGAACCGAGTGAGCCACAAATTGTTAGTTGTCAATATTCGAAAATTCTTAAAAAGAAATATGACCATTGTGATGAAGTAGCTATAAATAACTTTGAAAAAAGACGTAATGCGCTCGTATATGAATCCGCGATTAAAAACCACGCCAAGGGTGAACCGTTTCACACCGTCGTTCAAAATTTGATTAAAGTGTGTAGTAAAAATATAGAAAATACGAAGACTAACAAAAACACAACAATACCACAAGGGTTTGTTTTCTTTTGCCATGATAGTACATTAATGCCACTCTATTATTTACTTGGTCTATTGCCAAAAGATGCTAGCAAATATAACAACCAAGATTGGTTAGCATTTGCGAGTCGTTTAGAAATTATAATTGATAATCAAGGAATTGTGCGATATTACGTGAATGACCGTGAAGAACACATTAAGATGGACTAACAATTATTGACGCACACACGCCATTATTTAATGCTCCATTAGGACTTGATAATCGAATTGATAATAAATCGAACTGGTTGAGTTGAAGCGAACTACTGACCACAACACTGATTTGAGTAGAACTATCATTAATCGTAGCCGTCAATATGGATGGGTTGCCATTAATGTATAATGTGCCCGTATATGCCCCTCCTTGTGATTGAGTTTCTCTAATATTAAAACAAAATAGATTGATAGTATAATTTGCCGGAATAACGATAGTATTGCGTAAAATATTGGACGATGAATTACCACATCCTATATAATCTGAATTTGAAACAGATTCACTTGTTGAAAATACTAAAATTGTTGAAGAACCGGACGGTCCTGGTGGGCCAACATCCCCTTTATCACCTTTTTCACCAACATCTCCTTTATCGCCAACATCTCCTTTATCGCCAACATCTCCTTTATCACCAACATCACCTTTATCACCAATATCTCCTTTATCGCCAACATCTCCTTTATCACCTTTTTCTCCATATATTGTATTAAGTTCTAATTGACTTATTTGACCCATAGGTCCTGTATCACCCTTTTCTCCTCTATCACCCTTTTCTCCTTTTAATTTACAGAGGCGATATTTCGATTTTCTATGACAACTCTCATCGGCGGAAGAGGACGAACTCGACGAACTCGACGAACTCGACGAATCGCTTTCTGTTTGCGATTTATGTTTTGGCATTATGGTTTATTATATTATATACAAAATAAAATATTATTTATTTTTCCATAATAAATAAATAATATTTAAAATACACGCGATTTTCAGATGCGATGTTTTCGAAATGTTAGGGAATATCGCGTGTCTTTTATCTTCTTTTCAATTGGAATCTCGTGTGTAAATTCTTTTTGAAAATTTCCCACCATTTGAATCATTTTTGTTGGGTCGGTCGGTACATCAATTTCAATTTTGCCGGTTATCTTATTGCGAATACGAAATTTTCTTACCGCACCATACGATATACTAATGACCCCAACATTCGTATCCAAGCCGCGTTCATCATCCGAATGTTTTCCAATATAGTCTTCACCATTTGTGTATTTATTGATAAGTATTCCGTTATAAATATAATTGAATTTGGTGTTTATATATTCGAGTAATTCTCTCAAACACGGGTGCATCAGTTTTGACGGTGTGATTGAAGTGCTATAATTATATCCCATTGATGTATCCGAATAAAATCCAACACTTCGATGTTGATGACACATTTTTCCATACACTATAATTTCCGGATTTACATCTAATTCCTCACCAATCGAACGCACACACGTTTCTATTAGCTGACAAATATTTGTGTCTAATTCATGTAAAATTAAAGCTGATTTCGTTGTTTGTAATATAGTCGTCATTTCATTCAAGTGTCTATTTGTAGTACGGACATATTCAAATTCAAATTCAAATTTTTCGTATTTAGGCATCTATCCATACCAATGTTTACAATATCGATAGATAAAATAACACAATAGGTTTAAACGCATTTGGGACTCCATGTTGGTTGATTACAGGCAAATTCACGTTGGTTCATATTATCGGTCATAATACTTTTAGTGGTTCCAAATGAAGTATGGAATGGTGCTGGAGATGAATTTCCACCATATAATTTTTTACTTTTACGTCTGCGACCACCCAATAATACACGATTACTATCATATGGGTTTCTATTTACATTTGATGGCATCCACGGTTCAGGGACATTTTGAACTTCAGCTAAACCGCCAATTCGAGGGGCATCTATTGATAACCGATACCCGCCACCTTTTTGGACAACATTTGTGCTTGAATTGGCACCAACGGTGTATCTGTGCGCCCATGCATCTTGACTACCGACATAACTATTATCTGATAAATTTTTCAGTGTATTTCCAAAACAATCGGGAACAGGTTTGGAGCAATCACCACCGCGATGTATCTTACGATGTATCTTACGGCGCAATCGTTGGATTTTAGAAGCTTGTCTGCGAGTTAAACGCATTTTGCGACGGCTGCCACCACCATTCACAACGGAACCCATATCTTTAAACCCAAATTGATTCTCAGTTAGATTACCACACGGGCTAATATATTGATTACTAACATCTTTAAATAAACAATCTGTAGTTGTATTCATTTTCATTTATATATTATAGACAATTAAAAAATATTAAATCATATGGTTTATTTACAGATAAAAACTTCAAAAAATGTATAAATATAATTCAATATTTTTCGCTTTAGCACAAGTAAATGCAAAAATTTCGTATCTAGTAGTTCGCTTGACATTTATAACTGTTAATAATTGTTTAAATCTTAATATTAGTATTTTGTATTAAAATAAATTATTCACCAATTATATATTGTTTCGATTGATGGGTATTATTTTTGGTAAACCTGCTACTGAAGCTGATAAAGCTGGTAGTAACGTTAAAGGTGATGAAGCTGGTGATCCTGCTGCTGTTGGCACACCTGTTGTTTCTGCTGCTGTTCCTGCTGCTGTTCCTGCTGCTGTTGGCACACCTGTTGTTTCTGCTGCTGTTCCTGCTGCTGTTCCTGCTGCTGTTCCTGCTGCTGTTGACACACCTGTTGTTTCTGATGCTGTTCCTGCTGCTTTTCCTGCTGCTGCTACTGAAGATGCGGTTGATGTTAAACCTGTTGATGGTTCTCTTGCTCCTTCTCCTGCTGCTACTACTGAAGATGCGGTTGATGTTAAACCTGTTGATGGTTCTCTTGCTCCTTCTCCTGCTGCTGCTTCTAGTAAAGAAGGTGTTAAAGAAGGTGTTAAAAAAGGTGAAGGTGTTAAAGAAGGTGGTATAGAAGGTGTTAAAGAAGGTGAAGGTGTTAAAGAAGGTGTTATAGCAGGTGAAGGTGTTAAAAAAGGTGTTAAAAAAGGTGAAGGTGTTATAGAAGGTGGTAAATACAAAAAAAACAGAAAACGTAGTAGAAAAAATATCAAAAAAATATCCAAACGGTCAAAAAGATCTAACAAAACCAGGGTATACTGTATAAAAAACTGATTCATATGTTTATATGAACACAAACATATAAACATATAATAAATATGACTGAACGACAAGCAGTAGTTGCAAAATATACACATAATATTGTATTCCCACTTCCACTGGGTCTGGATATCGAAGATAAAACCATTGTTGAAAAATGGTGGGTAAAACGGGAAACACTCTATATAAAATTTATGGCGGGTGGTGAAGACGAAAACATTGAAGAAATTGACGGAATATCATATGACCAAGATAATAAATGGCCCGATAGTGAAACAGTTGAATTTTTCGAAGATACGGGTTTTAGTGAGAATGAAATAACAGAACTTTTAGACGAGAGATTTATGAAATATACAGTGGATAAAAGAAATGATACCAGTAAAGAAAAGTAACAATGTATGGAATATGGATAATGAATCATTTCTATTTACGTATCATCAGTTGAAACCATTTTTTATATTTTGATTTTTTTTTAATTGGTATGGGAATATCATCACGGCGAATCATATGTATTTGTGATTTTTTTGATGTATATCTATTACGATTGCGTGAAATAACGACTTCATTTGAAAATTTTGAACGTCGTTCCATTTCTTTATTTGCACATACTATCATTTCTAAATGAACTTCGTGTGTGAATTCGTTCACCATCCAACTAAATAAATCAGGAAAATTTGATAGTATTCGCATTTCATCTACCTGTTGAAACCAACTCGAAATATTAAACCAACTCCGTTCGTTATTAAAGAATGAACCATTATAAATTCCGTGTATTATGGTTTGACAATTATCATATCCTAAATTGGCTAACGCATCTTTTTGATATATATTCGATATATTCACAAAATCATTTATTTGTGGATTGTTAGCAATAATATCAAAATTTTCAACAGGAAATACCCTTGCCATATCAATTAACCATACTCTATAAATCTGCATTTTTTTGTCATATTTAATCATAGCATTTGAATCATGTAAATCTGTATGAATATACCCTAGTAAAAACAATTCTACCACTTTAAGAAATAACGCAGCATAGATACGTGTTTTATCCATTTTATCTGTTTTTAAACTATTATATACGATGGTCATATTATCGCCATATTCCATTGCGATAATCGTATATTTATATAAACGTGAATCGTGTTGCAAATTTATTTGGTATTGTATTTCGTCCCTTATATATTTAATATCTATTTCATCGGTTTGATTAAGAAGATGAATTAAATCTTGCTCTTCGTTGTATTCGTATATTTTTGAATATACAGGAGTTAAACATATTGCTGAATAATACTCTAATGTGTCATTTAATAATGTATCTTGTGTTTCTATTTCGTTATCAAATTCATTTCTTTCAATTGTTACTATTTCAAACATTTTCGACCATTCATACGCATTTTCATCGTTCGATATTGCGCCTAATTTTAAAACTAATGTCTTAATCGGTTTTTCAATTCCATCTCGCATACTACTATAAGGTGATTTACCATGACCATTATATGTACAAGTGAATGTTAATCCAAATGTTCCTTTTGATAATATATTTATATGACATTTATGAATGAACGCTTTATATGCTTCTAAACTATCATTAAATTTAGTAGAATATGTTAAGAAACCTCCTTTCATAATGTTGTATATATATATATTATGTGTTATACTAAATTTGATACAGTTATTGTATATATTATTAATTTAATATCATGTATTTTATTATTTTATTCGAATAAAAAGGTATCATCCAATAGCGACCATAAAATAATTGCGTTGTTTTTATTATTTGTTGGACAAATGCAAATATTCGATTACATATTTTGGACAAATCCTGAATGTAATACTGCAAATAAGATAGGAACCAAACTAGCAATCACATTTAATCATTTACAACCGATTGTATTGCTGTATTTACAAAAAACATATGGATACCCAGAATCATTCATAACACTGTGGATGAAACGATTCTATATAATAGTCATTGTTATATATTCGATATATGCGTTGCGTAAAGTAGAATGCACTGGTCGTTCCAAAAAAACAAATATTGTAGCGTGGGATTGGAATTATTTACCAGGATATCAGTTCGTATATCTATTGTTTATCTATTTTTTAATTGTATTATCATCCCAATTTAAAACTAAATTTTATAGATTTATGTCTTCTATTGTAATATTAACAACATTTATTACCGGATACTTAAAACCAGTTCTTAATGAATCTACCGGACGTGCGTGGTGTTATTATGCGGCATTTACACCTCTTATCATATTCATTCTTGATATGATAGGAAGACGATATGTTCCGCATTATTTTAATCCAGATGAGAATTAATATCTGCAACGACGGTTTGATTTTTTAATATTACCTGTTTTTGTGCGTTTTTTTGAATTGCGTTTGCGTTGATAACGACCACCTTTCACAGCTGACAATTCCACTAATCGTTCATCAAGTTTTTGAATTTGTTGTTCTGAAAGTTTATACGCATTTTTAACTAATACAACATCATCAGGTGTATTAATTCCAGCAAGCATATCCGTAAACTCATCATCGGTTGGACTTTCTGTTTGTTCTGTTTGGTCTGTTTGGTCTGTTTGGTCTGTTTGTTTTGTTTGTTCTGTTTGTTTTGTTTGTTCTGTTTGGTTTGTTTGGTCTTGATTTACACCATCAAGTGGTAATGGTTTGTCATCTATCGCTTGTTTTACGTCTCCATCCATTGGTTGAAGAGTTTCTTTATCCAAATTAATAGTATTAGTTTGATCTACTTGTCCTGTTTGATCTGCTTGCTTACATTCAAAAAATGATATAAAAGCACCCATTTTTATGTATTGTATATTATATGATAATATAATATTTTCTTCGATCCTATATGAAAATATTATATTCGAATATAATTATATATGTGGATATTTATAGTATTCGTATTTATTATCAGTGGATTTATAACCTTTGTTCGAACAAAAATGCCAATTGATATATTTTTTCATATATCACCACGTAAAACATTTACATACCAAAATTGTCAATTAGATAAATCGTGTTGGGTACATAATAAAGATCAAATACCATATCGCGTACCAGAAATGCATCGCAATATAGTTATAGTTCATCAAACATTTCGAAAACCATAATTAATTATTTGATATTTACATCAACGGGCTCAGGTTCATGTTCAGTTGTAGTTTGCAAGGGCATCTCTGTCTTTTTTGTAAGTGCCGAATTATACTGAACTAATTCACGTTTTAAAAAATGAATGAGCTTTACATCATCCATGATAACTAAGGTATACGCACCCATATACAATACAATACTCCAATGAAAAGAGGCTGTTGTAAAAAATAATAACTGACAAATAAGATTCAATACCAAACAAATTTGGTATATCCAATAACTAATACAACAAACATTATGAAGACGTTTTGTATCGTGTTCAAGATATCTATATCCAAGGTAAAAATTAACAATACCTGGAATAACTGAAAAAAAAGTATAAATAATAACTGATCGAGCATATACACACGTTGTATAATCCACAATAGAGTTCAATAGACCAAGACATAATACAACACAATGATGAATAACTGTTTCACGTGGAAGGCCTCTAACGTAATAGAGACCACTAACATCTAATGATACATACAGCAATCCATATAGATGATAATGTAAATTCGACCATACGTTATTATAAAAAGAATCAATAACAGATACAAAATTGCCAATAAAAATAATTAACAGAATAAGAGACTTCCATATGTTTTTAATAATATACTTGCGTTTATATTCAACCGTTATATCCGGCGCAATCATAAAAATAAATGTTTCGCCACATTGATATACAAACCTATGTAAATAAACCAAACTCAATAAACCAATAATAAATGAATAAAACGACATTTCGATATACGATTCGTGTTATCAAGTATAATACGTATATTTTTTATATGGTTGCAAAAAATTCACATGATATCATATATGAGCAGCAGAAGACGTGTAAGCTCACGATTACATACAAGTAAATGCCAACGCAAATGTAAATTTAAAAATATATTGAATGTGCTCAATGATGATGAAAAATCAATATTGAACGACTATAAAAAATTATATATGGATTCAACGGATTGTAGCGAATTACCGTTATTTTATACATATAAATGTATATCTTCACAATATGATAAAATCTTTTTATATAACCACGATATTGAACGCATTTTTCGTAAAATAAGTAGGTATGAATCAATCGGTGAAAGCATCATATGTATTTTAAAAGAATGTCTTAATTTAGAATCAAACCCATTTAAATTATATCTTGCGTCATTGAAAGAATTAATTCTAAGCAAAAATCTATCGGGGTTAAAAACTTTTTTGAAACATTATAAAAAGGTTATAATAAATAACTTTACGATTCAATTTCCAAATACGCCTAAGGGAACTGAACCTACTATCAATAATTTAGATTCTATATTAGACCAACATAATTACGCTACAAATACATTATATTATGTGTATCGTGTAAGATTACAAAGAATCATTCAAAATTTATATTTTCATACAAAGCTACTGCCAATGTTTATATATAAAATTGCTAACGTTCTTGGAAAAATTCTTCAACACATCGATACGCGATAAAAATATAGTTCATCTATTAGTAAATACAATTGTATAATAAAAATTTGATAGTTAATATTTTATTATTATATAATAATAGTATCGTTCAACAACAAGCAAATGAGTTCAGCCATATCTACAGACACAAAAGACACAACGAAGCGACATCTCGGTGTCGTTTCATATCAGGCATCACCCACAGAAGAGCCACATAGAGGTGATATAGTATCCGTCGTCTCAACTACATCAGGGAAAAAAGAAACCAAGCTTCGACACGATCAAATAGATTGGGCGAACGCTCTAGTCTGGATCGATAAACATTTTCAGAATTCCGGCAAATCGTGCTCCATTCGTGTCACGCCCTTGTCACTGCCACAACAACCCCCGAGCACGCCGCGACCTATATTTCGGTCCTACAGCTACAAAACGGGTTTCATATGAAATCTACAAGGACGACGGAGAGTACGTGCAACATCAAGGTAAGTATTTTTTTGATATAGAAATACATAAAGCCGATCACATAAAATATTGATATTATTTTATTACAATGATGATATTAATATTTATATAAACAAATGACCGGATATGATCAACTTTTTAGTAGCAATCTTAGTATACTCGAAATAGAATCGATACTAAAATTACACTCAAATCACAGTAAAATCTCGGTGCATATTAGGGGGCACGAATTAAATATACACGTTGCCGGAGATGATGAAGGTGCAGAAGAGTTAGATTTCTATGAACGAACCGAATTTATAACAATGAATACCACCGCTTTAGCCATCTTTATTGGAAATTGTGGTAGAATAATACAGAAATTCGCCGATATTCAATTCCAAAAACCGGGTGTGAATCGTGTCTATTTTGAATTCACCGACCCACATCTATATCCAGCAACAGCAATAACCGACGGCCAACCGATTCAACGTCCAGAAATAACGTATGTATATACGGCCGGATTATACGCAACCAACGCACTATTGAATTATTGCTCCGGGTTTTGTCAGCGGGCTAAACGTGCATTAGAATACCATCGGTCTCGTCCCGAAAACGCATATCTAATACCTATCTATGAAAAATACATCCAAGATGAAACCGCCAAATTGGCATTACTTATTGACAATTGCTATTCATCTGTTGCGTATTTCTTGCGAAATATTTCATCCATGATATTTCTATCTGCGCAGGAAGATATCGCATATTTAACTCGTCATCCCGACCATATTTACGGAATTATTCAAACATTATGTAGTTGTAATGCTGTTCCAGACCGATTCGCCGATTTGCTCCGGGATTATATCCTTGAACTATTTATGTCGGAGTATATTCCTAATCCCGTTCGACACGACCTATTTCAAATTATTACAAAAAATACTACTTTGCGGTCTATGTGTTTTCAACACGTTAAAATTAGTATGTTGCTGGACGATTTGGTAGAATATCTTCGTATGGGTGCCGATAATGGAAATGAATACACATCCCATTTCGTTTGTGGTGTATTGTTTAGCGCACATATAATACGAACAAAACACACACAAATTGATGATTACGCATATGATAAATTAGTAGGTATTATATGTGGTATTCTACGTTATGTGAATCGTGTTGCAACACATATACAGGTAGAACAAACACCCGAACAAACACCGGAACACCAGGAGCAAATTTTCGATGAAATAAAACAATGTTTGATATCGGTGGAATGTTTCATTCAACGCCGTCCAGCTGTTCTTCAAACCCATTTGGTTCATTTTGTTCCCTATACGTTTGTTAATATGATAAAGGCATATCCTGTTCCACTGACTATTTGTGAAAGTATGCGAGAAATCCTATCTTTATGTTCCAGTTCGCCTATATTTTCAAACTATTTGGCAACAATCCTCGATGATGATTATTTGAAAACGAATATCGGGTTTATCGTTCCAATGGACCACCAAATCTTAGACAAAAAACGCAAGCTAATGAAAACCCTTGAAGACAGTGATGTCGATGGAACATATGTAGACCCAATTCAAAGCACACACATTTTAAATATGGGAGCAATACCCATGTCCAATGGCGACGTTATATTCTGTGATTCATATGTTATGCAGACATTGTTGCGTTCAAAACCTACGAATCCATATACCAATGAACCAATGACCGTCGATGATTTCAAACGAATTCAAACTGAACCGGAAATGGCTGCTAAAATAAAACAAATATGCACTGAAAAATGTGCATTCATAACACGTGTTAAATCACACTAAAATGTTATAACTAATAACCATACGACTTTAATTCTTCTAATGTAAATGACAACATAATCGTTTGAATAAGTGTCAAATGTCCATCCATTATCATCCCAATCAGCATTTCAATATTTTCATATACGCGTCTGGCGCGCAACGTGTATTGTGGAAGTGTCATCAATTTCATCGCAATATGGCTAAGAATACCCAAGCCAGATGGATCATCAGCATTCATTACGTCGTGATATACACTAACTAAAACTTTTGCTGCCATTTCGTGGTCGAGAAAGGGGTCGAGCTTACCAGCATCAACCTGTTTGAATAACTCAATGACATCTTCTGGAATATAGGTAGATACGGTTTCTACTACAGAAGCCATTTTTTTGATATATGTTTTATATATTTATACATCATTGTCATCATTTTTTTACATATACCACATAATAATAACGTATCGACTAATATATATAGATATATAAAATACAAATGAAATATGCTATTATTGGTGGTGGAATAGCTGGACTATATGCTGCAAACCAATTGATATTCAAATATAACATCAATCCGGTAAATATAACTATCTATGAAAAAACAAATCGGTGGGGTGGGCGAATTCAAACGCAAACACAACAATCATATATGTTTCATTGTGGAGCGGGTAGATTTAAGAAGACACACACACATTTAATGAATCTAATAAAAAGGTATGGATTTGAAAATAAAATATATTCATTCGATAATAAAAAAGAAGTGAGATTTATTACATCAAATAATGTAGCGATTGTTGAAAATAAAGGGATTCATCAAACGATTTCAAAAATTATAAAACATCGACATAAACATCCAATTGAAAATTTACATACAATACATACATTCGATTATTTTGTGTCACTAACGAATCATATTACTGCAGAAATAATGAAAACCGCATTTGGATACGACGCCGAATTTGATATTCAAAATGCCGACGCAACATTATATGCATTGCGAAACGATTTTCATATCAATAGTCAATATTATAGTATTCAGGGATATTTGGAACAAATTGTTGAAGCAATGGTTAGTGAATTATCCTCGATGGGTGTATATATGATTTTAAATTGCCCTATTCAACAAATTGTTCGCACCCCACAACCGAAATATCAACTTGTAAAAAATGATGGTTCAATCATAGTCATAGATGAAAATATTATTATTTTAGCATTAGACCGAAGCGCATTACTTCGAATTCATATACCTTTATTACATCCTATGAGAAATATATTATCCAATTCCATAACATCCGTTCCATTATGTCGTATATATGCAGCTTTTCCCAAATCCGCAGCAACGGGTAAAGTATGGTTTTCAAATATACACGGAACAGTCGTTTCAAATACACACATACGTCAATTTATTCCATATGATACGACTACAGGTTTCTGCGTTATTAGTTATACAGATGGAGAAACTGCATCCTATTGGAACCGGATTAAAACGAAAGATGAACTTTCTACAACTCTTTTATATGAATTGAAACAATTATTTCCAGATATAGATGAATCGATACCGGAACCTAGTTTTATAAAAAAATGTTATTGGCAACATGGATGTCATGTATGGAATGTGGGGTATTCAATGAATGACCTATATCCACAAATTATACATCCTATTCAAAACGAGAATATTTATATTTGTGGAGAAGCATATAGTCGCCAACAAGGATGGATAGAAGGTGCGCTCATTTCCGTTCAAGATACACTTAATGTAATACACGCGCATAACGCAAGCTAAAGACGAATATACAAACTATCAGGTGAAATGATATCTCTAAATATATTTGATTCCAAATCCATGATATGTGATAACATTTGTATATTTCCCATATAAGTTGCCATATTACGCCATTCATTTAGAAGATTAACGAGTTGCAGCATTCCACGTGTTAAATTTCCTTCATAAATACCATATTTTTCCGTTATTTCACTAACACTGCATCCCTCTATCCAATCATATACAATATTATACCAACTTTCATTGATGGTCCATTGTTCTTCGGGAACAGAAATATTGAATACATCCAATTCCTTGCGCAACTCTTCTATACGTCGATGAATGAATTCAATAAGATTTGATGGTGATTTGATGGGTGATTCAGTGTCCGATGATGCATTATTGCCCGTCATAAATAAGCTAAGCACGCATAATAATTCCAAAGGGTCTTCTGGCATATTTTCCACACAATATAGGTATAATTCTGGCATTAGTAGTGCGTTTCCTTCATTGATTTCAGTTGCGAGCACACCCTTGTGTGTCAAATTCGTTGAATTCATATCTTGGAATTTTTCGGGTATATTTTGAAGGAATCCAATCGCAACTAAATAAGATGCGTATCCACCCATAAATACTTCCAAATCATCACACGTTTCATATTCGATTTCCATTTCACCGAGTTGTGTTTGAAGTCCCGCGATTGATTTCCATTGCGTATATGCTACATCCCATTTACGTCCAATACGTCTATTTTTCCACGAATCAATTTGACGTTGGCGTTCTTTAGGTGTCACACGAATGGATGTTTCTATATCATATCTTTCGGTCAATTCGTCGATTGTTATAGATTGTTCTTTGATTGCATCATATATTGCCTCTATTTTATCACGCATTTCCTGGCAATTACGGAACAATTGCTGTTTATGTTTCTGTAATTCTAAATACCAATAACTATTTTTAACAATATCCACCCAATGGTAATCCTTGCTGTGCATACTTTTGAATATGAAATCGAATCCAAACGACATTTTACTTGTAAAAATCGATTTATTGCCCGTTAATATTGCCCTCACATCGGTTTCGCGTTCGGGTTTATTCATTGGACAATAGATAACGACACCACGGTCATCAATTCCACGTCGTCCCGCGCGCCCCGCCATTTGTAAATATTCGTCCGTATAAATTAATCGCTTTCCTTTACCGTCATCTGGTTTTGTTAATTCAAGAAATACAACCGTTTTCGTAGGCATATTGAGACCCACGGAGAATGTCTCTGTTGCGAATAAGACGCGGATAAATCCACGACTAAATATGATTTCAATGATTTCTTTTAAAACGGGAACCAATCCACTATGATGGTATGCAATACCCTTTTTCAACAAATTAAGCAACGTAAAGTATTGCGGCAATGTTTCCAACCGTTCTCGATATGCGTGTGTATAGAAGTGAAATATGCTTTCAATTTCGGCTGCTTCTTTGCCCGACACGAGACATTCTTCAATTGACGCCGCATATGTTTCACAGTTTTTTCGTGAAAATACGAAACATATTGCCGGACAAAGATTACACAGTTGTAGATATGCCACCAAATTGTTTAATCTATTTTTTGATGTATATGTTTTGGATGCCTGTTTTTGATAGGCATCACTTGTTGGATCGGAATTTGCCAAATCAACATCCATCATTTTATTAAATTCGCGAGACCATGTGTCATATCCACGACCTATCCACGCACCATCATTATTCATAATGGGAATAAGCGAATTTCGGCGAACAGTATCATCTGCTAAATCTGCATAAAATTGCGATTTATAGATATAATGTGTTAGTGGAATAATACGACGTGTATTTGCTATCAAATGTATAGGGCGTCGTTTCAAAGCACCGACCCATTCGGCAATTCTCTCTGGGTGGTCTATCGTTGCACTCAACAGCACCAATTTTATTTCAGGAGGTAACATAATCAATGTTTCTTCCCAGACAGCACCTCTATCTTTGTTATTGATATAATGGACTTCATCCATTACGACCGTATCCACATCTTTTAAACTAAGGTCGCTTGTTATTCCCAAATGTTGCGTATCACTTTTATGTTTATAAAGCAAATTACGCAAAATTTCTGCAGTCATAATAATACATGGTGCGTCAGGATTAAACTTAATGTCACCCGTAAGTAGTCCAACCGATGAAACCCCATATGCGTCCTTGAATTCCTTATATTTTTGATTTGACAATGCTTTAATAGGACTTGTGAAAATAACACGCTTTCCGCGTGAAAAACTCAATGCTATTGCGTAATCCGCAAGGGTTGATTTACCTGAACCGGTGGCAACACACGCCATAACATTTGCGTCTCGATTCATAGCACGAACAGCATACTTTTGAAAATAATCGAGTGGATATTTATATTGTTTAATTGATTCAGTATCAGTCCAATCATTTGGATGTTCATTGGATTCCAGAACGACATATTTGGACATTATGTTTAGTCCGTTAGTACAATTTAGATATTTATATCGTGTATGATGTATCAAATATCAATTTTTTATCCATAAGTTAATATTTTTATTGGTTGGGATATAACAAATAAAATATATTAGTCAGCGAATTTGAATTACTTTACTTTACGACACGATAACTATAATATTGTCCTGATGTAGGGCTAAATCGCGTGATACGCACAACATCACCACTTGATAAATCCAAATAACGAGCAATAGGATCCGTTTTTAACATGAGGGGTAAATGAAGACGATTTGTTATATACAATTCCATCATCAACTTTTTCACTTCATCCTCTGTTATTTTCTCGTGTTTGGGAACAAGGAAATGCTGTGTTATGTTAATGACCAAATTATTCAACCAGAACATTTCATTTCCTTTGTATTCCTTCTCTTTCAAAATCTTTAGGATGTTTGTATTCGGTTTCGTCTTGAAAATAAGCATAATTTTCGGTGTGATATCATCTTCTGCGTGCTGTGATTGAATGGTGTCTATCATTTCTTTGACCGCATTGGGTTTCGTTTTAATCGCAATAACCCATTTGATAAATACGGGTTGTAATTTATCTTTTGGTGATACATGAACCATCAAATCAAGTGTTTTAGCATAATATTTGCGTTTCAGTTCTTCTTTGGTAGAAATATATAGTTCTGGCGAAATATTATATCCACGGTCGTTCATCATATCTAATACATTACGCCGTGCACGAAATAGTTTTTCAATATCGTCCATTGGTTATTTAATATATACGAATTATATTTATGTTGAAATGAATCAATTTTTTATCCAAACTTAAAAAGCAACATAAGTATATATTTTAAATAAGATGAACAATGCAAATCTTCCAATAGATTCGATATGTATAAGTGATGAATATTTTTATTTAGTAGATGAAGAATTTTTTTCAGTGTTAGAAGAAAGAAAACGACATTGCTGGGTTCGTGATGATATTAGTGATAAATGTCTCGCGTGTGAGAAGTATTTTAATATGCTACTTCGTCGCAGGCATCATTGTCGATTTTGTGGTGGTTTATTTTGCTATGAATGCAGTGGTCATACTATTGAAATTCCTAAATTCATTGAATCACGTCCAAAACCAGAATACAATCCGTACGATATTAAGAACTATATACCGCAGACGTTGCGTGATAAAACATTATCTACTCTTGGATATAGCACCAATGAGGACCGTGTATGTCTATATTGCTACAAAAAAATCAAAAGTATCAACGAAATCCACGAATTGGTGCGCGTATTCTCAAAAGTTATTTTAGATATTCCAACCTATAGGAAAATGGCACAAGTAAATAAAGCATGGAATAGGTTGGCGCGATTTTATCTATCGAATTTTCGCCAAATTCAATTTTATTTACCAGACCATAAATTTACACAAAGGGAATGCCAATTATTATGGGTCAATCGCCATTTTTTTGCGGGACATTCGCGTTGGCTAATTCCACTCATTAAATCCATCAATTGGAAGACGATATCTGTACATGATAAAAAACTTATTATTGATTTATTGCGAAATCAATCCCACACACATACGTGTAAGCAGTTAATGTGTAATGGTCAATGTAATATACAATTTACACCCGAAGACGCTATTATTTGTTTATACCCATACATTGAAGAGAAACAGATTCGCAAATATATTTTCGAAAGTTTATCCAAAGCACCGATTCAGGAATTGTTATGTTATTTACCTTATTTGGTATATTCATGTCGTTTTTACTATAATAAAGTCAAAGAAAAATGTCAAATTAGTGAATACCTGATACACAATAGCACACAGAACTATACATTTCTCAACTATTTCTACTGGGAACTTAATTTACAAATGTGTGACAAGGAATTGCGCGCAATGTATCATACGATCAAACTTAAATTGTTAGACGCAATTGACGCACACGACACTGAATCGGATAATAAGGAGATATTATTAAATAGTGAAGGGTTTATGAAGAATATGGCACGTATGATTGAAAAACAACCAAACAGTCTCGCATTAAAAGACATTATTCGTGACCACTTGCTTTACAAAAATTATTTTGCCGAATATCCTATTGCTATTCCTCTGCGACCTGATAAATTGTGTATTGGTGTTGATTTAGAATCGATGGAAATTAAAGATAGTGCTACACGTCCAATACTTATTCCTTTTAACTGTATCACGAAAATAAATACCGACGAATATGGAAGTGATACATTTAGCGTACTATATAAACGCGAAGATGTGCGCAAAGACCACATTATTTGTAAAATTATTTCTGTTATGAATAGTATTATGTTTCGTGATATGTCGATAGCAATGAATTTAGTTCAATATGCGATTCTACCATTGGATGAAAAATGCGGATTCATTGAAATTGTATCAAATGCACAAACGGTATACCACATCCATGAAAAAATGAAATTTAGTATTCAAAATTACATCATTGAGTATAACGGTGATGAAAGTATGGAAGTATTGCGCGATAGATTTGTTAAAAGTTGCGCTGGATATTGTGTCATTAGTTATTTATTAGGACTAGGTGACCGTCATCTTGATAACATTATGATAACGGAAGACGGGTTTTTATTTCATATTGATTATGGATTTATTTTAGGATATGACCCCAAAATCATAACAAAAAACGCATTTGGTGGCAGTGATATTCGTCTAACCGGTGATATGATCGATATGATGGGTGGTGCTGAAAGTAAACATTATAAACGATTCAAGGAATTGTGTAATCAATGCTATAATTGTTTGCGCCAACATAGCAATCTCTTTTATATTTTATTATCCATGCTAACCAATTATAAACCCGATATTGATGGGAAGGGGGCATTTACAAAAAATATGATAGAAAAACATATTATTGATAAGTTTATTCCATTTGAAAATAACTATGAAGCACGTATTCATATTAATACTAAAATAAGCAATACATCAAGTTCGAGTTTTGGAACGAGTTTGAGTGATTTCTTTCATCATTATAATAAGGAAGGTTGGATGGGTCGGTTTTTTGCCGGATTTGCGCAATAAATTGTTTTATAATGGTAGAATATAATGATTGGTGGCAACAGTAGTCAAGGAGTTGAACGTGATTTACCTTGGTTTGAAGATGTTATGAAAATATACCAGCGACGTTCATTTGAAAATACATTTCATTCTACTGATTTTACCACATTTTTTGTAGTAGTCATTCATATCATTGGTGTGACATTTCTATATATGGGAATTTTATTGCCACCCGAATATTTATGGACACATATGTTTTATGGAATATCCTTGATGATAAGTTATATTGTATTTGACCAAAACTGTTTTATGACACTCTTCGCAAATAAAGCAGAACAAAAGGATATTTCACCTTTATATGTTCGAATGAAGACAGCGGCATCTATGTTATTATTTTTTATAACTGTTTCGACTGTGGGTTATCTTTTTCCGTCAATAGCACCGTTTACAATTTTAAAACGAATAATATTATCGCTTGATCCAAGCCGATAAAATCGCTGGTATAGATATATATCTATTAAATATCTATTTATGACTACTTTATATGATAGTATTGTATTTGCGGTATTTGTATTGATTGTATTTATATATTTAGTTGGATATTGGTTTTCACAAATAAGTTATTATAAAGAGGGGTTTTGTATTGATACAAAATGTGATATAAAAATTGTTAATATGCAGTTTAAACAACTGTATAGTTGGTTGTCATTTTTACTAAAACGTATTGATATAATACAAAAAATTGTTCCAAGTGAAATGGATGGAACTGTTGAAGATTATACAGAAATGTATTTAACATTTGAGGAATTTATGGTAAAAATAAAAGATTTATATGATAAACAGAATTATGTTATTAAAGCATTACAGAGGTTTAAACCAAATGAATCAACCAATATTCCAAAATTTAGGAAACTAACGGACCAATGTTTTCAATTGAAATCGAATACAGAATGTGGTACAGAACCAGTCAAAAAAGAACTCATACGCATAAATGGAAAATTAGAGGAAATAACATTTCGCACTAAATCTGCATATAAAACAATTTTACAGTGGGAAGCATTTGAAAAGGAATATGCGGAAATACGTAAAAAAACAATAGCTGATGTGAATGTAAATATAAATAATGTTATAAAAGAATTAGGTTTACCCATACCAAAATTGGATATTGGAACACCATTAGCAGAAGATGAGGCACAGAAATTGAAAGATGGTGATTTATCATCGATGAAAGCAAACGCACAAAATAATCTCGAATTACAACAAGCGGTGGCAACTACTGATAGTAAAGCTGTTATGGCAAATGCTGATAAAAAGAATCCTGATAATGGTGCAGCGATTAAAGGGAAAACTGATGGAATGGTGGGTAAAACTCTTGCGGTTGATAGTCCAGATGCTTCCAAAGCTTCGTCGAAAATGGGTGGCGCGCAAGATGAGGCGGATATTCCTTCCAATTTTCGAACGTAATTTATTTCAAATGGATTAATATAAATAACAATGTCTGCGTATCGCCCTAATATTATTATAGATATTCATTGGAATGACACAAGGGGTATTGCCAATGAACATCAAGCAAAAATATATAGATGAAATTATAGGATGTAAGGTCTATTTTAACAAATATTATAAAAAATATGAAAATAGTTATGATAATAAAGAAATAGAATCATAAAACAGGTTTGGAACGGTGAAAAAATTAATTTTTAAAGATTTTAAATGGATTATTGAAATTACAATGGTCAAAGTGAAAGAATATTGGTTATTTGGGGAGAGAACTAGCACTAAAGAAAAAACCGTATATATTACCTGATAACATAACAAGATTAAGTTCCGAATGCCCAGAATATAAAAATCAAGTCACATATCGGCGTTATCCTACATATGCTCCCGATTTAACTTCAAGTCATAATAAGTGGAATTATTTATGGCACAATTGCGGTTCTAAATATAATCCATATTATTGTCATAAAAATCCTGATTATAAAGATACACTTATTAGAATACCCGAAAACCCACCGCCTTGTAATATTTTTATTCAGTCAACTATAACACAATATGCCCCAATTTGTGGTAAGTGTGGTAATTTTAACCCTTACAGCGTCAGACATATTTCTTGTTTTTTGTATAAAAAACAAATATTTTCTTATGTAATCAAGCGATAAATAAGAAAATATCAGTAGAATGTTTGATTTTAATGAATCCTAGTACACCTCCAGGAGGTGTCAAAACGCTGTAAGGGTTAAGCAAAATCATATGACATGGTCACAACGAAGGGGAGGAAACCGAAGCAGACGTTTAATAAATAACCGAAAAATCAAGTCGTCGCGAATGCGCACACTTAGAACAAGGTAATTAGATTGAATAGCATTTTTACATGTATTGTGGAAGCATAGAATTCCTATAATCAAATATTTTCTTATTTATTGCTTGATTATATATGCCTGATTATAATATTTAACTTTTTATTTAGTGTAAACCAATACATATGTGTAAATCGTACAAGAGTTTAAATTAATGAATTGTATTAGTATATATCATATGCCACTTAGCAACGAGATTCAATTATTTATTTCATTTTTTAAATTATCACCTACCGAAATACATCATAAATACGCATCTCAACTGCAACTACTTGAGTGGAATTGGCGGGAAAATACATATTTAATGGAAAAGACTCGGTTATCTACAAGCCGTTTTGAAACAGATGAGCAATTTTATCAATATATTCAAGAACTTTCAAATTCAAATAATAGACTTGACGATTATTATCCATTGTTTTTACAAATTATTGACATTATAGATATAGAAGATGGACAATTGGATGAACGTTTATCCAATATATTTTTAGGTCAATCTATTATTCATATGGGATGTGCTGAATTTCATACATAACATAAATATAAAAATATATAAAACAACATAACGTATATAACATAGATTTACAAATGAATCATTATTTTTCAAATAACGATATGGCGTGGGATTGGAAACCAGTTCTAAATAACAATCCGTATACATTTATCGAATGGGGTATTCTAAGTTTATATGGAATATTTCTTTATAAATTAACGAATATGTTTGTAAGTGTGAATAGATCGGTTATAGAAATAGATACATTGATTATAGAAAAAGATACATCGGTAGATATTGAAGAAATAGATACATTGGTAGATATTGAAGAAATAGATACATTGGTAGATATTGAAGAAAAA